GGGAAATGAAGCCGTTGCAACGGGACTAATAGAGAAGAATACTTGGAATCCATTTGAAAGAAGAAATGTTGACCCCAACAAGCTTGAGGATGCTACTACAGAACAATTAAAAGCTATAGCTATAGAAAATCAAATTCATCCAGACAGTATTAAAGCAATCTTTCAAGAATTAGATTCTCGAGGTGAGGATCTTGGTGAGCTCGAGCTTCCTGACCTAGGAATAGGAACCAGCCATAAATGGATAAGATTTACAGAATCATGGAAAGAATTTGATAAGGATACACTACCGCCTCTTATTCAACATCAAAACGAAATAGATGAATGGGCCCCGCCGAGCTCATCAACTTATCCTTGGGAAGCACCAGTTAATATACAAAATAATCATAATACTTATAACAATAATAAGAGCTCTTATAAAACACACTCATATTCTGTTGATCCACAAACAGTGCCTGGAAGCTATACATAGTTAAAGAATTTTGTATAGATGAAAAAACTAGCCCCGCTTCCCGCCGTTAATTCTGATATCTCCTGCCGCATTAGATATCTTTCCTCATTGAATATTAAGAATCCCCATTCTTAATTGTCCCGTCTTCTATTAGATAATTATGAAGACTCATGACCTGACACGAAGGCCATTCCCATATCTCTGATTAGGTTATAGTATTTATAACTTAATTACTGATCATTCGCAAGTTTTTCAAAATAACTCATAGTAGAATCACTAGAATCATCTGAATTACTTACAGGTGTCGGTGTATCAGCCCACGGCTTATCAGCAGCTGTTGCTGTTTGACCAACCGTGTTATCATCTGCTATTGTTTCTGCAGTAGCATTTGATACTTCTACTCCTGTCAATCCTAAAGCTCTATCTAATTGAGCTTTCAATTCATCATAAGATTTAAATTGATCAGGTGCAATCAACTCTGCTAAAGAGTGCTGCTTGTTGTAGATACCTTCTAAAACAGAATCGTCTTCTGAGATAGGAGCTGGACTTGCGAACTCTGATTTATCATAGTTCCAATATCCATCTACTTTTCTGACTTTAAGTTTAAAGTCAGCACCTTCCCACATATCAAATGGATTGATAGGGTTCTCGTCCTCGAACTGAGGTTGCATTACATCTTTGACTTTCTCAAAGATTTTTTTACCGAAACGATAAAGCATTACTTTACCTTCGTTCTCAGGATGGGTAGGATCTGATACGACCATAATATTGGCTACATAGTGTAGTCTTCTTTTTTGTCGCCTTGCTTGATCCTTTTGGGCTTCATCTCCACTGTTCCATAGTTGAGTATTATACTCGCTTATAGGACAATTTTGATTAAGGGTTGTTAAAGATTTCTCTATTAACCAACCACCTGGTCCTTGAAAACCATGATCCCAATATTGGACCCATGGAAGTTCTTCTCCGTTGGCTGCTGGTAAGAAACGAAGAACTGCGTAACCATTACCAGATTTATCTAGTTCAGGTTTCCAGAATCTATCGTCACCATAGGATTTCTTTTCCGAAGTCTCTTTTTCAAGAGCTGTTTGAAGTTTGTCGAATCCGCCTCGACTGCGTTTAAGTTCATTAAATGACATTTTATCTCCTTGTATTTATTTTATTATTGTATTTAATATTATCCACTTTATTCATTATGTAAAACTATTATATGTTAACGGTTTTTTAATTCCGTCATTATATATAGTATAATTGACATCTTCAAATTTGTCAATCACCTTTTTTATCTGTGCTTCTTGTGTTCCTAATAAGGAGTTAGGATCACTAGTTCCAACCCTCAAGCGAGAAGTTTCTTTCTCTCTTTTATAGGCATTAGTTCCAGCATAGATATTCTGATAAGTATCATCTTGAAAGTTCCATATCGAATCGAAACCAACAAGACACACTTCATCAAAACCCATTATGGAAGCCTGAGCCATAGCCTGACTTCCCGCAAAGAAGTTAACACTAAATCTAGTATCATCTTCTGTGCCTTTCATATTCTGTATTTTCCATCGTGAGTCTACACCCACTACATGAACTTCCATGATGTTTGATACATCATCTTGAAGTCCGAATATCCAACATTCACTCCATCTGTCTAAATCAGATTCTTTAATAGTGAATGAAGGATCAAAACTTGTAAGAATTACATCTTTCATATCTTTAGGTATTGGATCAAAGTCTGGAAAGATACATTCATTATCTTTCGGATATTCTGTCTCACATATCTCTTTAATGATAGTAGAATCACCAGACACTAAATAATCAGGACTGTAATCTCTAAACAGTGCGTTACACCCAAATGTAGTTCCATCAAGTGTATCTAAATCTAATCCCTTTCTAGAAGGACCGTTTCCTATTATATAAGCTATAGCCATACTTCTCTTATTGGCTTTCTTAATTTTAACGCATCTATTTCAATAAATGGTTTTAACTTAACTAACTTGTCTCTCACTTTAGGCCAAATAAATTGTTCTTGTATTAATTCATCAAAATCACCGAACACACCAAACATATATTCAAATGCAATAAAAGTTTCGGCTGTTATCTTCTTACCCAAGTATTCTTTTAAGACAGGTGGGTGTTGACCATTCTCACATTCTAAGACCACATCAATATCTGTATATACATCTTGTAAGTATTTCATGTCTTGTATGATACAGTATGACAATTTTTGTTTTCTCTTTTTAAATTCTTTATAGTTCTCAACACATTCTTGATCTAATAAATTCTTTACATAGTATTTCTGTTGTGAAAGATTAGCAACTAGGAAATCTCTAAGTTCATCTCTATGTTCTCTAGCTAACTTAGCAAAGTGATATTTATCATTTCTTTTTAGAAATGCTGGTAACTTTACTGGAACTTTACCATTATACTTAAAGAAGTCATACGACTCTGTATTAAAATGATTATTAATAGCTAAATATAAACAGTAAGCATCAAATCCTTCACGACTTGTCATTAATATAATCTAGGCCTACCCAATGTGTTATTGTTTAATTGATTAAGCTGTTCTCTACGAATAGCTTCTTTCTTTTTTCTCTGTCTTTTTTGAGCTGGTTTTTCGTAATACTCTCGTTTACGAACTTCTGCAACGATACCTGCTCGTTCACATTTCTTCTTAAACCTTCTAAGTAAAATATCAAATGGAACAGGTCCATCAAATTTCTTTTTCTTTTTAAAGTGTTTTCTTTGTTGATACGATTTTTGTTTTTGTGGTCTCATAATTTATATTGGTAATTTCGCGTTTGATTCTTCTTTTAAAAATCTTAGACTAACTGCCTCAGCTTTAATCTTCTCTTTTAGGGGAGGAGTTATTAATCCTTTTACTGAGTCAGGTTCTAGATGGTTCTCTTGACAAAAATGAACTATAGCATCTATATAAGTAAGATGTTTATCTATTACTAATTGTTCAACTGAATTTGTAAACTTCTTTTTAGTTAAGATCATATATCTATTATACTACAAATTTCTATTCTGTCAAGGCCTCGGTGGGCCATTGTGTCCCATCATAGGATCATAGCTCTCTATAGCTTTATGAATAGCTTCTTCTGCTAATACAGAACAATGTAATTTGATTGGTGGTAATTGAAGAGCCTTTGCTATGTCTTTATCTTTAATTAATTTTGCTTCTTCAATAGTTTTACCTTTCAACATTTCTACGAACATAGTGCTTGAGGCAATTGCTGAACCACAACCATATGTTTTAAACTTAACATCTTCTATGATATCTCCGTTCATCTTCATGTCTAACTTCATTACATCACCACAAGAAGGAGCTCCTACCATCCCTGATATAACAGAAGCATCAGAAGGATCAAATCTTCCGACGGAATGTTTTTCTGGATTTTTGAGGACTGATTCAAATCGTTCTACTACTTCTTTACTATATGCCATATTTCTTAATTGATTTCATGAATGTAAGGATATCATTGTTATAAATATATGTTGGAAATCATTTAGATTTTCATTATAACTATTTATAAACAAAGGATACTCCAATGAATATTAGACAATCATGGAGTAGACACGGCGAAGAAGTAAAGGCTTCCACGGCCTCTTTTATTGAGATAGTGTTTGTGACTTTAGGTTGTTTATCACCTGTAATCATAATCATGTTATCTAATATATAAGTAAGTGGATTCATAATAGAACTTAGGCACTACTCCTATAAACCAAATTCAGTTTTATACTGACTACGAAGACTCAACAACTGGTCAACCCAGTTGTTTGGGTTTTCAACAAATAATTGTGCCTGTCCAGTTTCTTCTACTGAAACAATAGTTACTATTCTCTCTATCGGAACTTGATATCTTTCTTCAAACATCTTAGCGTAAGCTGTTTCCTGCATGAAGTAATTTTTAATCTTACTTGCTGACTTGGCTTTTGTTGATGTCTTAAAATCTATTACTGAAACTTTACCAGCGAACTCTGCTATACAGTCAACTCTACCAGCCATACAAAGATCATCACTATACATAGAACCCTCTAACATATAAATGTCTCCAATCTTCTCTGTTAATTCTCTAGTCTGATTAAACATCATTAAATCTAATGGTGTGGCCTGTGCTAACTTCTCTGTTATATCAAGATTGTTTATAAAGTCTTCTTGAAGATAATGATATCTTGAACCACGACCGGCCGCTTGTCTAGAAATCTGATTGGCCTTTTCTTCACCAACATTTTTTCTCCATTGAGCTATCCATTTAGCATTTAACAGTCCTGTAACTGTTGTGACTGAAGGATACTTATTTCCCTCTGGTGTAACATAATATCTTTTTCCGTCTATTGTTTCAGTAGGTAAAGTAACGGACTCATAACCTTTTAAATGATTAAACATAATTTATTTCTTTTTACTCGCTTGTATTTTTGCATGTTTCTTTATTATTTCTCTAGTCTTAATTTCTTTACCCGTTCTTCTAGTGTGTTCTTTAGATACTTCACTACCAGGGTGAGCTTCTCCGACTTTCTGTAAGACTTCTTTAAATCCATGATTATCAACATTACCTGCTGATATAGTTCCAGAAACAATACCAGCAACTTTAGTGTAGTGTTGTTTCATGTGAGGATTATCTTTTAAATACTTTTCTTTTTCAGATATAGTCATAAAGACTTCTTCAACTTCATCTGTCTCTGTATTCAGAATATCATAAGTTGGCATGTTTCGTCCTTTCTATTAAAATATCAATCTCTTTCATCTGTTGTTTAGATTGAGGTTCGTATCTCATTAATCTATCAAGAGCTCTTTTTCTTCTACCTAAAACTCCACCTGTATGACTAAATTTTTTCATATAGTTTCCTTATGTGTTGTCCAATATAATTAAGTAGTTCATGTAAACTAAGCATGTCTATCCTTCTTTTAAAACTTGTTTAGAATCTATAACATCTGGAATACTATCCATCTGTTGTTGTATCTTTTGTTCTGTTTCTGAATTAACTCTTTTAAGTTCACCAGTTATCTCTTGAATGAATTGTTTTTGTTTAATAACTTCTTCATTACTAGCTGACTTCTCTGATACAAGCTCACCGATTCTTTGATGTGCTTGAGCTAATTGTTTCTGTAATTCTTGAATATTATCTTTAAGAATTTTAATCTCTGTATTTAAATCCATTTCTTTTTCTTTCCTACAAACTTTTTGATTATTTCTAATTCTTCTGGCTTAAAGTCATTTACACTTTTAGGTCCATACAATGTTCCAAACCGAACACACTTGTTAGCGGCATCACAATGTAATATCCAATCATCATCAGTCATTTGTGTTTTATGTTGATTATCATCTGTAAACTTAAATATAGATTGACCTACTCTAGTAAAGAATACTTCTATTGGAGAAGGATCATAATATCCTCTCGGTTTTCCATTATACAAATTACTTGTATGTTCATCGCTCTTTAGAGCATCACTTATCTTCATTATCTTTTTCCTTTTTATTAAATTGAAGCACATTATCTTTATATTTTTTTGGTGGTTCTTCTGATTTATCTATCACTTGTTCTTCTTGTAATTCAAATTCTTCAAGACCAGCACCGAATAAGTTTATAGGTAATAAATCTTTACCAATTAGTTCAGCAGGGATACTACCCGTTGGAGAAGTTGTAATTAAATCATCTAATGCTTTAGAGTTTCTTAAATAAGCGTCAAGCATTAGAGCGAAGTTAGTAGCGGCTTTATAAATCTCATGAGATTCCCATTCGACTTCACGATAAATTGATTCTTCATCTTCACCAAAGATAAGTTGGACATCACGATCTTTACAAATCTTAATAAACACATCACCAACTTCACCTGTGATAGTAAATTTATTTTCCATCTTTCTCTTTTTTCTCTTGTCTCATGTGAGCCATGAAACGATTAAACCCAGTATCATCTAAGAAAGGGGTTTCAACTCCGGCGGAGTTTTTATATTTGTGTTCTCTTAGATATTCTAACATATACATTGAACCAGATTTTTCACCATCTTTATAAGAGAAGTAAACCGCAGCTACTATAACTCCTAAATATATTGTCCAGTGTATTATTGTAAAAGTTTCCATTGTATATATTATATAAAAAGAATACCAGCGGATACAAGTATTATCTTGTAATCTTTTGGAGTCTATCTATTTGTGATTGTATAATCGCCTTTCTATTAGGCCAATAGATATATTCTTTATCTTCATTCTTCATTAAGTTTTGTAATAATGGAAGAATGAGTTTTTCGCATTCAATTAATCTGTCTTTAAAATCTAATTCTTTTTTGGTGTCTATGGATTGCAGGTTGTCTTTGTGATCGTCTAGTTCTGATAATGTTTTTGATATTAGTTTTTGTAGTAAGTCAACTTTACTGTCGAGCTCTTCTATCTGTGCTGAGTTAGCTTGTCCTGCTGATGATTTGGCAACAGCCTTTAATTGATCAGCGACTTCTTTACCAATACTTGCATCTTCACCAGTCTTAGTTTTAAGTTCGTCTTGATCTACTGCTGTAAACCCGAAATCGTTAATCTCACTCATTTGCTGTTATAGGCATCCATTGTATTTTGATACCTCTCCTGTTTAATTCTG